ATTCAATGTTGAGATGCAATTTTTTCAAATAATCAATGATATTTTTTCTATCTTTGTTTTTCGTGTCGGTTCTTTGTGTATCATTTCGAGAAAACGCTTGATATAACAGCATTTTCGGCACATCGAGCAAAAATATACTTGTTGTATCTTGTTGTAAAATACAAAATTGTATTATATGTTGATTTTTCATAGTGTGTTGATTTTCTGTTGATTTCACCAGCAACACCCCACCCCACCAATTAAACCGGGCGAGGTCTCCGAAGCTGGCACAATTTCACCGCTTGCGGTGCTGTTGTGCTGGCTTCTTTATTTCTCCCGGTTCGGCTTCTTTTATTTCTCCATCGGTGGCGGCTCGTGCTGTTGTTGGTTCTTCTTTCTGTTGTTGGTGGGGTCGCTCTTGTATTTGTCCGGCTTCCTGTCGTTGGGTTCGGCTGATTTCGTCCACCTCCACCAATACCCCCCGGTGGGGGATATGCCAGCCCCGATATAAAGTGGGGTAGTCGCTTAAATATCCGCAAAATCTAAAAAGGCTTTCAATATTCACTCGTTATAGTGTAATCGTAGTACCATTAGTACCATATATAAATATCTATTCAATACAATACATTATTCCCTCATTTCGCTACGATACGAGAAGCATTTCGGCTCAAAAGGTGGTACAACGAATTAGTACCACCTCAGTACCAACAGTACCAAAGTTAGTGCCACACACTCAACCATGCCCCCGGAGGGGGATATTCACTGGTGCTATATAAGTAGGGAACGTGTCTGAGTAGCCGAAAAATCTAAAAAGGATTATTTACTTCTTTCATTGATTCAGTAGCAAAAGTAGCTGTTCCTCACTAAATCCACTATATTTTTATAGGTACTCTATACATTTAGAGTATTCTACGAAAAAACATGGAAATTCTTGATTTCAACTACTTCCGCTACTCATCATATAGCGGCACAATCCACCCAAAACACCATATTTAGTTATTATTCTTATTCTTACACACTATATTTTGTGTTTTTCATCAAGATTCTCTTGACATAACGGAATTTTAGTGATACAATGATAACGTAAAAAGTGAATATCTGTGGTGACATATAAAACCGTTAATAGACCGAATGGGGTCTGAAATTTGCTTGTTATACAGTCTAAAACTAATCTTCGGATTGAATCTGTATAACCGTTTTATGTGATTATAGCCACTGTCGTTAGACATTTCTATCGCAACCGTAAAAGTGTACTAATTGGATTTATCCGATTGGTGCACTTTTTTTTATTTTGCGGAAAAGGAGGTTGTGAATATGGGCGAGAATGAAAAAATCGCTTTAGAAAATGAGCTTAGAGCTAAAATTGCGGAAGAAAATCTCAAGAAAAAGCGAGAACAAAAAGCCGCATGGAGAGAAAAGAATCGTGAACATATTCGACAATATGACCGAATGTATCACATGAGAAAACGACTAATGAGGGAGGTAACGTCACATGAATAATGTTATTGATACCACCCGACCTATGTTTGTTTCTATCAAGGAAGCTGTGAAAATCACAGGATTGTCAGAGTATTTTATTCGACAGAATCTCAAAGCCGGAGTTATTCCTCATATTAAGACCGGGAACAAGATTATGTTGAATATGCCCCGACTGGAAGCCGAATTAGAACGCCTTACGGATTGCAGTATCACCGAAAACAGGCAGTAAGGCGGTGAGTGAATGGAACAGAATGAGAAACGTGTGAGCATTAGTGATAATTACCAATATAGCCCGGACGGTACTCTTTACTATATCGAAGGTAAAGAAGACAAGAACGGAAATGCTTATATGGAAAGTACCGCTATTGCGAATCACACACCAATTTTGAAAGAACAGCGAATAATCGACAATGGCATTGAAGCTACAGAAGAACTTGTTTTCTATGCTCTACGAGATTTTCGCAAAGGGGCTGATACAGCAATCACCCTAAAGGACGTATTGAGCCAAACTCCAAATATCAAATTCGGTGCGGCTTGTCGTATCTTTTTAGGTCGTGGAGCGAAAGCCCGATACAGCGAAGCCATGCAGATTCAATGTGAAAATGCACCAACGGTAATGCTGTATCAGCATACAGGCTATACGAGGGTTGACGGAGAGCTGGTCTTCCTCAATGGAGGTTACAGTGTAACAAAAGATGGGCTTACTAACAAATACAATGTAGCTTTGTCCGGGCAGATGGAGAATTATGTTTTTACCGACAAGAAAGATTCAGAGCGATATAAAACGCTGTTGACTGTTCTTCCCTCTGTTGCCCCAAACTCTATGATATTTGCCGGACTGGGATTGTCTTTTCTGACACCTCTTAACGCTCTGCTTCGTGAGTGCGGAATCGAGCCTTGTTTTATCCTGTATTTCACAGGTAAGACTGGGGCGAGAAAAACCACCATGGCTAAACTGTTTTTGAACTTCTTTGGAAACTTCAATAATGGTACAGCTCCGACAGCAAGTTTTAGAGATACCATAAATGCAGTTGAGAAGAAATTCGCTCTTGCCGATTCAACGCTCGTACTACTGGACGATAGAATCCCGAGTACCACAGCAAAAATTAAGGCTCAGATGGAATCCATGGAACAGGCTGTAGCTCGACAAATCGGAGACCGTTCCGGGCGAGCAAGAATGAACGCCGATGGAACACTCAAAGCAACCTATCGCCCAAAGTGCAATCTTATTATTACTGCGGAGGAATCCTTCTCCAATGTGGGTGAAAGTGCTATTGCTCGTTCAATATCGGTTGAGCTTAAACCGGGAGATATTAACCTGTCAGCACTCACAGAAGTTCAGCAAAATGCAGAACACCTCAACCAGTGTATGAGCGATTATATCCAGTATGTGATTGCGAATTGGGATAAGATTTCCGAACAGGCAAAGCCCCTGTTTATGGAGTTCCGAAACAATGCTCAGAATGGTGGACATGGTAGACTTGCTGAATGTGTGGCACATTTACAGCTCGGTATTCACTTCATGTGCGAATGGCTTTTATCAGAAAACATTCTGAATGAAGCACAAGCCGATAAATTGAAATCGGCGGCATGGAGAGAATTTGTAGAGTTGGCAGACCAGCAGAACCGCCGCATTGTTGAGGAAAAACCTGTGAAGCTATTTCTTGACGCTGTACGAGAAATGCGAGACCGAGGAAGTATTCGTATTGTGGATATTGATAATACGAATGACTACACAAGCTCCAATACGATAGGTTATCGAGATAAAGATTTTTATTACTTCTACCCCGATTCTATCTATAGTGAGGTCAAAAAGTTCTACGCAGTGCAAGATAAAAATTATCCATTGGGTAAAGCGGCTCTTTTTCAGCAGTTGGCTATCGACAAGCTGATTGAAACCGATAAGGAGCAGACTACAAAGCTCAAGAGATTACCAAACAAAAAACGCCCTCGCTTCCTGTGGTTAAGAGCGGAAGCATTGGACGAAGAAAAGGAGGAGAATTAAATGGGAAACCGCAAAGGTCACTCAGAAGCTCAGACCATTGACGAAATGCTGGCAGATATGAACGAAGCCAAAGAAAACGGTCTGAGTGTCCGTAAAGGACAGAGTATCTATAAAAAGGAATCCGGCGAATATCAAGAGGAAAAATTGCGAAACTTAATCGCTTCCAGTCTCTCCGATATTGCTGATTTTGCTACCAAAGAGCGAGTAGCTCTTGAAGATATTAAGGAAGTACAAGCACGAACGATTATCTATCTTCGAGCTTGTGAAGAATCGGGAACATTCCCTTCTTCTTTGGGGCTTGCTCGTTCGCTGGGATATTCTGACCGAGCATTGAGACATTGGAGAAGCAAACAGGCTAATACGCCTACAGCTCAGTGGCTCGAAGTATTTAATGAGCTGTGTGCTGATATTCTAAGTCAGTCTGCTTTGAAGAACAATGCTAATACAATAATGAGTATCTTCCTCAACAAAGCATTGTATGAGTTTAGTGATAAATCCGAGTTGATATTAACACCTAACAACAATGCTTATGCTGACGAAGCGGCTTACAGTGCCGAAGAAATTCGCAGTCGCTATACGATTGATGAAAACGAAGAATAAGGAGGAGAATAACAATGGGTCGTATTAGATTTAGACGATTTTACACAGATATTGTGGAGCATTATTTGAGAATGGCGGTGAGACACCGTTTCGTAAACGGTACTGTTCCACAGGAATGGCACAAATTTACTACGGAATGGATTGAACGCTTATCTGATGAAGATAAAGAGTTTATCCGCTTCGTATTCGATAAGTCGAATTTTAACTCTTTCGAGGGTGTTTCACGCTACCACAGAGGTATCGAAGCCGAAGGTAATGCAAATTATGAGTTGAAACTTGATAAATTGATGAAGCTCGAAAAACAGTTTGCTATCGAAGCTGGTTTTTACACTCAAACATTAGAAGCAAACGAATCTAACAAATAAGGAGGAAATTATTATGACAACCAAAATCAAATTCACTTACAAGGGGAAAAATTATGTCCTCGAGTACACACGTCACTCCGTAAAGGAAATGGAACGCAGAGGTTTTGTTGCGGCTGATGTGCTTAACAAGCCTATGTTGCTTTTGCCGGAAATGTTCGCCGGGGCATTTATCGCAAATCACCGCTTCACACGAAGAAGGGATATTGACGAAATGTATCAGAAGTTCGATAACAAGTCCGAGTTGCTGGACGCTTTGGCTGAAATGTATAGCCTTGTTATTGACGAATTTGTTGAGGAGCTGGAAAAAGCCCACAACGGTCTTGCTTGGGAACGCAGTGAATAACCCACTGCTTACCATAAAGGGGTGCGTTATCGCACAAGGTATTAGTCCTCGAATGTGATTTCACACCCCATTTTTATTTTCTATGAAAGGAGGAAAATTTTATGAGTGACATTACAGTGGAAAGCCTACAGCTCGAAGTTCAAGCACCCACCACCGAAGCCGCCAAAAGCATAGATAACCTTGCAAATACGCTGGGTAAGCTGAAAAGTGCGACAAAGGGGCTGGGGTTGAATGGAGTGTCAAAACAGCTCTCCACATTAAACAATGCCTTAAATGGTGTCAGTGACGCAAACGCCGCCAAAATGGAAAAGCTCGCCAACGGAATGAAAGCTCTTTCTGCTTGTGGGAAGCTCAAACTGTCTCCTACGGTTGCAACGCAAATTACCAGTATTGGAAATGCGGCACAATCTCTGAATGGAACAGATTTTACAGCTCTTAACTCGCTTGCAACAGCTCTCACCCCTCTGTCGAGTATCGGTAAGTCGAACTTGAACAGCTTTATTTCTCAGCTACAAAGACTACCTCAAGCGGTACAGGCTCTTGGCTCTGTAAATATGGGGAATTTGAGTGGACAAATTACTCAGCTCGTATCGGCACTTACGCCGCTATCGAACATGGGTAAAAACAACCTCACGTCCTTTATTACTCAGCTACAAAAGCTACCGCAAGTTATGTCTGCTTTGCAGTCTGTGAATATGAGTACGCTTGCCGCCCAAATTCAGCAGTTGGCTAATGCTCTTGCTCCATTGGCTACACAAATGCAGTCTATCGCAAATGGTTTCTCAGCTTTTCCGGCGAGAATACAACGCTTGATTGCAAGTACCAACAGCCTGTCGTATGCCAACAACCGGGCAAGTCTCAGCTATGTAAATTTTGCCGCAAAAGTCGGTATCGCTTACGCCGCCATGAGACGTATCGGAAGTGCTATCGCAAGCTGGATTCACAACGCAAGTCATTCTATCGAGGTTACGAACCAGTTTACTGTGTCGCTGGGCGAGTATGCTAAATCTGCTTACAATTACGCTCAACAGGTATACAGCATTATGGGTATCGACCCTACAGAATGGTTAGAGAATCAAGCTGTGTTTATGACATTGGCGAAGGGCTTCGGTGTAGCGAGTGACAGAGCTTATACCATGAGCCAAAACCTCACTCAGTTGGGATATGATTTAACATCATTCTTCGACCTTGAGGGTGGATTCTCGGAAGGTATGCAGAAATTACAATCCGCTTTCTCGGGTGAGCTTGAGCCTGTTCGTAGGCTTGGGTATGACCTGTCTGTAGCAAGATTGCAACAGGAAGCATACACTCTCGGCATTACAAAAAGCGTAAGTGCTATGACACAGGCAGAAAAGGCAGAATTGAGGTACTACACACTGATGAAACAGGTGTCGTGGGTACAGGGCGATATGGCTCGTACTTTAGAATCACCTACAAATCAGCTTCGTGTGTTCAAGGCTCAAATCAACCTTGTTGCAAGGGAATTGGGTAATCTCTTTATCCCGATTCTTAACACAATACTTCCTTATCTGACAGCATTTGCGAAAGTGGTACGAGAACTCATTTCTTCGATTGCCGGATTCTTTGGAATCGAAATGGCTGATTCGGTGGATTGGGAAGCTACCACAGGTAGTCTCGGAGGTGTTACCGATGGGATTGAAGACGCTACATCAGCGGCTAAAAAGCTCAAGAACGCTATGCTGGGTATTGATGAATTGAACATCATTTCACCTACAGAAGACAACGGAAGCGGCTCGGGAGCTGGTATCGGTGAAGGTGGTAGTCTCGGTTTTGAGCTTCCTACTTATGACTTCCTCGGTGACGCTGTAAACAGCAAGGTCGAAGAAATCCTCAAGAAAATGAAGGATTGGCTCGGTCTTACTGATGAAATCAACACATGGAGTGAGTTCTTCCATACGAGATTAGGTCGGATTTTGACTACGGTAGGTGCTATCGGTTTGGGTCTTGCCGCATGGAAGATTTCACAGGGAGTTCTAACAGGAGTACAAGGTCTCATGGCTCTGAAAAAAGCCGGGCTTGATAAACCTCTCACCGTTTCAATCGGTGTCAGCCTTGCAATTACAGGTATCGCACTGGAAGCAAGCGGTATCATTGACGCAATCAAAAATGAGCTTAACGGAATGAATTTCGCACAGATTATCGGTGGAGGTGGTTTGATAACCGCCGGAGGTGCTGTAATCGGTAAAGCGTTCGGTGCGGCTCTGCTTGGAGGTGGAATCGGTGCTGTTGTAGCTGGTATTCCAGCATTTATCACAGGTATTTACGATTCTATCAAAAACGGTATTGATTGGCTCAGTGCGGCTCTTACTGCTGTTGGTGGTGCGGCGGCTGGAACAGCCATTACGCCGGGTATCGGTACACTTATCGGACTGGCGGTTGGTCTCGTGGTAGACGGAATTATTCTGATAGTTCAGAAATGGGACGTTATCAGTGAGTTCCTTAAAAAGTTCTTCACGAAAACCGTTCCGGGATTATGGAATGATTTCACAACATGGCTCGGGAAAGTACCAAAGGAGCTGGGAAAATTCTTTAAGTCTCTGCCGGGTAAAATCGAAGATTGGTTCGATGATATGTGGCAACCAATTAAGGATTATGACTGGAATGGACTTGGCTATAACATCGGACAGTGGTTCGGTAACGCATGGCAGACCGCAGTAAATTTTGTGACTGTGACAATTCCAACATGGTTCAAAAATATGTGGGAAAGCATTAAATCGGCGTTTAAGCAGTTCTTTACGGTAACACTACCTACCTTCTTCACACAGACAATTCCGAGCGTAGTAGCCAAAGTAGGCGATTTCTTCAAAGCTCTGCCGGGGCATATCTACAATGCCTTTATGTCTGCTAAGAAGTCCATTGTCGATATTGGCTCGGCTATCATTGATGGTATTTGGGAAGGTCTACAGTCCATTTGGCAAGCCATTAAGGACTTCGTGTCCGGCTTCGTACAGGGCTTCAAAGACGCACTCGGTATTCATTCTCCTTCCACCGTCTTCAAGGCGATTGGTGAGGATATTGTAGCCGGACTGTTACAGGGTATCGAAGGTTTCACCAATATGATGAACACCGTCAAGGAATGGGCTGGAAGCGTTGTTGAGTGGTTTGTAGCTGGTAAGGACGGTAAGAACATTATCGACCACTTCAAAGAAATTGGCTCAAATATCGTAAGCGGCTTCAAAGAAAAGGTTTATAACACCTATAGCTCTGTGAAGTCTGCTATCTCGACATGGGCTAATGGAGTGAAGGAATGGTTCACAGGTAGTGTGAATGGTAACACATTTGCGAACTACGCAAGTCAGATTGTGAGTGGATTTAAGACAAAAATCAGCTCCACCTATGAGACGGTGAAAAACTCTATCACCACATGGGCGAGCAAGGTTAGGGATTGGTTCACAAACAGTTCCTTTGGAGGTGTGAACGCTACCAAATTCGGCACTTATGCAACGAATGTGTTAGACGGTTTTAGAAATAAAATCAGCACAACATATACCAGCGTGAAGTCTTCGATAACAACGTGGGCTTCCAACGTGAAAACGTGGTTTAGTAGCAGTGCTACTTCGGGAGCTTTCGCTGGTTATGCGAGTGACGTTATCAATGGCTTTAAGAACAGAATTGGTAGTGCTTACACCAATGCTAAATCCAATATGCAGACGTTCGGTTCGTATGTGAAAAGTTGGTTTACAGGTTATGCTTCGTACAGTTCTTTCTATAGCATAGCGTCTGATGTAGTCAGTGGCTTTAAGAACGGTATCGGAAACCTCTACTCCACCTGTAAGAACACAATTAAGAATTGGGGTTCTGATATTATCGAGTGGTTCAAAAGCAAGCTCGGTATTAACTCTCCTTCCAAAGTGTTCTATGAAATGGCTGGGTTTTCTATCGAAGGTTTCAATCGTGGCTTTGCTTCCATGGGAAATACCACGAAGCGTATTGTAAATAGCTGGGCTGATTCTTTCACTGCGGTAACACCTACAATGGCATTTGCTGTTGATACTTCTGCTTTGGACTACTATCAAGGACATGATTATGTTGCTTCCGCTCACGAGTACGTTACAGCAAACCACAAGGTAAGCGTAGACAATGCTCTTGCGAGAGAAGAACTCAGAGCCGCTATGTTGGAAGCTCTGAATGAATCCAATATGGCTTACGATATGCGTAGACAAGCTGACAAAGAGGAGCAGACAATCGTACAGCTTGGTACTCGTACAGTAAATGACGCTGTGGTTACACAGCAGAGAGCCAATGGTTACGTTTTCGCTAAATAACATGGAGGGAGCAATCGTATAGGTTGCTTCCCTCTCCCCTCAAAAGGGTAATACACCTGTGACAGAAAGGAGGAAGCTCATGTATAAGCCAAAATCACACCCTATTTACACCGGACTGGTAGAACTCTACTTACGAGCGACAATTCGTAATTGGAAAAAATACATACCAAAGGAGTGGTATGAATTTGCAACCATGTGGCTCGAATTATTGTCGGACGAGGACAGAAAATTTTTAGAGTTCGTGTTCGGAAAAGATTTCTATTACAGTGCTGACGGTGTCGCTTGCTATCAGTCTGAAACAGAATCACACTTTGAAAAACGTGAGAGATTATATCGTCTTGAACAGAAATTTGCGATAGACGGTGGTTTGATTATCGAAAAAGAAAACAAAGAGAATGAATAGGCACAGAGCCTATCAAATATAAGGAGGAAAAGAAAATGGCAAACACAAACAGATTTAAGGATTTTGAGGAAATCCAAAGAAGTATTCAGTCCGCTCGTGCCGATTGGGAGAGTGGAAAAACAAAGCTCGGTGGGGTTGAATCCTACGCCGGAATTTGGCAGAGCATGAACGGTTATCGTATCTTTATGGAAAATGAGCGTAAGGATTACGAAAAGCAGTTCACCGAATTGGCTAAAGTCTATAACAACAATGTGATTGTTACCCAGCACAAGAAGTTTGACGCTGAATTTGACAAAATGACCAGTATGGTTACTGCCGCTTTTCGTAAGCTGATTAGCGAGTTTACAGAAGAAAAGCACAAACAGGTTACAAAAATGGTGCGTGTTGCTCCTACTGAAAGCATGAGAAATCTACTCGAAACGCTCAAACTGCGTGACGATTTGGACGCTGTCGAGTTACACGACATTATGCCAATTTTCTATGAAAATTACCATGCTATGAGGGCTTTACAGACTATCAGTAGACAGAACGGTATCACGCTGAACGTGCCTGTTCAGATGGATTGTACCGAAATGCACAAGATTATCGAAGAAGCTCACACTTATCTGATGGGTGCTTGTACTGAAATGTTTAAGCCTAAGAGTACAAAAACTCACTACAACGATTTCTTCACCACAAACGACAAGGAGAAGGACACCGTATACGCTCCTGTATATCAGAGCTATATCGCAGTTCTTGACTATGTACCTCAGCTACAGGACTTTTCAGCAGAAAAGAAAGGTCTCTCCGGGGTGGAGAAAGTGAAAATCGACTGGTATTACCATGATGTACCCGAAAATGCAAACGACACTCAGCTCGCACAGCATACGAAGGAAATCATGGAGAAATACCCGGAAGATGTAGCTCTCTTGAAAATGTCTAAGTATGCAAAATACGTTGACATTGTAGAAGCGGCACAGGACAAAAAGTAAGGAGAAAACGGTATGCGATGTATGAACAGGAACAAAGTGAGATTCTTCTACGCCCTCTATGAGGGCAGAGAATCCATCACAGACGAATACGGAAACACTACTGGCGAATATGTCATAAAGTACAGTAACCCGGTTGAATTTTACGCCAATATTTCGGCGGCTATGGGTGAAACTCAGAGCCGACAATTTGGAGAAAGCGTGTCTTATGACAAGGTAATTGTTATGGACAGCAACGCTCCGGCTATTGACGAATATTCGATACTGTGGATTGATACAATGCCACAGCTCAACGAGGACGGTTCTACGACTACACCTTATGATTATGTCGTAAAGAAGGTTGCCAAAAGCCTTAATGTTATGTCTGTTGCTGTAAGTAAAGTGTCTGTCAGCAGTTGATAGAAAAGGGAAACGCCCTCTACCCGGTTATGGGCGAGGGCGTTTATCTGTTATTGGAGAAGCTCACATTCAACCCATGTACCAGCACTCAGACACTCACCCTCAAAGGTGATTGTATCGCCCACATTGATTGTTTTTAATGCTTCTTCTTGTTCTTCTTCAAATTCAGCATAGAAAAATACGATGGTGTTATCTACCTTCACTTCCATTGTCAAAGTAGCTCCACCTGTAAGATTGAACAAACCGCCTGTTTCCATACCGTTTATTTTGGCGGTTATTTGATAACGGTTGTTCTTATAGGTATCATCGGCTCTCAGCTCGTTTTCCTTGTACGCCCGATATATTTCGTCATAGAAAACACTGTTGGTTGATTCCGGCTCTTGTGTTGGTTGTGGAGTAGGTTCTTCGATTGGTGCTTGAGACTGTGCTTCTGTGCTTTCAGATTCATTGGATAGTTTCCCGACATTTTCAATTTCTGAATAATCACACCTACTACACTGTCTCACGATTTCGCCATCGAGCGTTTCAGTTGGTTCGGTTTGAGATATGATTTGCATATCATGCCCGAGAGAATCAATCTTTTCTGATTTGGTTTCCTCACACAGCGAACAGTTATAATCAACGAACCCCGGCATATCACAGGTGGCTTCCGCTCGATTCGATTCGTTCCATTCGTGGTCGCACGAAAGCATACCCCACGATATACCTACAACCCAAAATAGGATAAAAGCCATTAAAGCAACTATGCCACACTTTTTCTTTGGCTTTTTCGTAATCCATTTGACTATGAAGCAGATAAGAGCAACCGCACAGGTGACGAGGGATAGCAATAGCAAAGCTACAAAAATATCGTCCATGGCGAGACCTCCTTATTTACTCCTTTTCCCAAACGAGCTTAAAGCCGATTATTTCAGCAATTTCCTTCACTTCGCTGTATTTAATCGTTCCCCTTGTGAGCTTGTTGGAAATATTCTGTGGTGTTGTCTGTTCGCTCTCAGAACGACTTTCGTTCATTTTAGCGACTATATCGACCAGCGACCAGCCGGAAGCGGCGATATATGACTTGATTTCATTACGAATATTGCTCATGTGAATTTACCTCCTGTTTTATAGTTTACACCATTATACCACTAAAAACACCAAAATGCAACTATCTACACTATAATAAATAAAAGTTTTCAAAAGAGTGTTGACATTATATTCGTTATAGTGTAGAATAAAACCATATAGAAACGAACAACACCGTTTCGCAACTAATAAGAATACAAAGGAGGTTCTTTTATGGCTTCATACACAGCGAGAAAGAATAAAGCTGGTGAAATCATCAGTTATCAAGTTAAAGTCAGTCGAGGGCGTGACAAGCTCACAGGAAAGCAACTCACGCCTTACACCACAACTTATACTCCCCCGGAGGGTTGGAGCAGAAAAGCTATCGAACGTGATTTAATGCGATTTATGGGAGAATTTGAAGCGGCTTGTAATCGTGGTGAAGTCCTCACCAAAGAGGAGCAAAAAGCAAGAGCAACCGAACAGGCTGAGGACGATAAACGCAGACAGGAGGAGGAAAATAAGAAACCGACCTTCAACCAGTATGTCGAGATTTTCTTAAAGGAAAAATCTGCTACCCTCTCAGCCACAACCGTTCAAAGCTACAGACAATCATTAAAGCGTCCGGCGGCTGTCTTCGGTGAAAGAAAAATTGAAGATATAACCTTTTTGGACGTAAAGCAGTTCATAACGGATTTGCAGTCAGTAAAGGGTAAGAAAAAGCCGCTCAAGCATGGAACAGTCGTAACCTACTACACGACTTTACACACATTGTTTGAGAGTGCTGTCGAAAACGAGGTTATAGAGAATAATCCTATGCAACGTATGAAGAAGCCTAAAGCCCGAAAAGACGAAATGAAAGAAGAAGCTCTTTCATACGATGTGGAGGAAATCGAATATATCCGAGAATGTTTAGAGAACGAACCATTGAAATGGAAAGCTATTGTCACCTTACTTATTGACACTGGTTGCCGCCGAGGTGAAGTAGCTGGGTTGAAATGGGAAGAAATCAATCTCAAAACAGGGGTTGTAAATATATGCCGAAATGTCCAGTACACCAAGGAGAAGGGCGTGTATATTACCACTCCCAAAAGCCACCAAAGCCGAGTGATTGTCTTGTCTCCCCATGCCATTCAAGTTCTCAAGGAATGGAAAAGGTCTCAGACACTTGAATATTTCGGACGTGGATTGAGTACCGATGGTTTTTGCTTCACTCAGAACGAAGGAGAACTGCTAAACCCGAACACAATAACAGGATATGTCAGAGGATTTGGCAAGCGTTACAATCTGCCCGGAATACACCCACACACGTTCAGACACAGCCACGCTTCCATAGCTATCAGAAACGGTATCGACCCTGTTACGGTGTCAAAGAAGCTCGGACACTGTAATCCCTCGGTTACGTTGAACATTTACAGTCATGCTAATGAAGAAGCTCAACGAAAGAGTACCGAGCGTATGGCAGATATTCTATATAGCACTTCAAAGAGGATTGCAAAATAACGACTTTACACCGCCTGTAATGGGCGGTGTTTTTCTGTCTCTGCGACTATGGAGCGACTATCGACTTTGTAGCGACTTTCGACTATACAACGACTATACGAACCCCCCACATGACAGCTTGTCCCGGCTGGTATGATGGGTGGTCTTTTTATGCGGATTCTCCCCGGAAAATGAGCAAAAACTCCGGGCGGCTATTGTTTCAGCTCTGCCCCCTCTCCCGGTTCGGGTTCTGCTGTCCATCGCTCCGGGGCTGGTGTGCTTTGTGCCGGGTGTCTGCTGTCGCTGTTGGTTCTGCTGGTGTGGTTCTGTTGGTCGCTGTCCGGGGTCGTTCTGTGGCGGCTTTATTTGGCTTTGTGGGCGGTTTTCTGTCGGGGTGCTGTTGGTGTATTGGGTGGAGGTTTTCGGGCTGTCGTGGGCGGTTCTGCGAGCTGTGGAGCGTGACCGGGTGCGGTTTTCTATTATCAAATGTTTTCTTGATGGTTCAATTATTCAAGCGTTTTCTTGATTATATGTATATCTGCCGGAGTTGTCCGGGTTGCTTCCTTATTTATAATAGTTTTGTTATACACTCGAATGAATAAAAATTTTCATTTTAGTGTTGACATTCGTTGCATTATGGTGTAGAATTAAATCATAGAAAAACGAAATACATTTTAGCGAATATATAAGGAGGTTCACACCATGAAAAAATTTGAAATGTTAGAAAGACGTTTACAGGAAGCCGCAGAAAATGAAAAGAACGAATACAAGTTCTTTATTGAAAACGGATATTTTCCGAAGTGGGGCGAAGAACACCGCACCAACAGCGACAACGGTTTGAAAAGAGAAAGCACCCCGGCAAAATGGGAGCTTTACACCGCCGGAAAAATCACCCGAGAAAAAGCGGTTGAAATTGCCATCGCTCGAGCTTGTAAGAGAATCGACAAAGACACCGCCGCAAAGCTGGCAAAGCTCGAGAGAATCGCCGCCGCTCCCGACCTCGATTTTATTTCTATTTCGGTTGATTGGGTACGCTCTCGCACATGGGGCTATAATCCAAGAGTTGAAATCACAACCAACACAGGACGTTTTACAGGTTCTGCGAGCGGTTGCGGATATGATAAAGAATCTGCCGCAGTTGGCGAAGCTCTTAACCAGTGCGACAGCGTTTTGAAAGCTCTTTACACCTTGAAAGAAAATAATTTGCGAGCTGGTGAAAGTGATTTTTCAAAATCCGCTTGTACTGGTGTCGATAATCGTAATATTTGCGGCTATGGTTCGGGTTATTCGATTTTACCATATTTCGAGGGCGGTGTCGGTGTCTCCTGTTTTTGGTCTATCCTTGAAAAATGCGGATATAAAACCACAGGACACCACACAAAACACAGTGATTTTTATAGCGTAGCGAAGGAGGTAGCATAATATGAACATCAACGAAATTATGAAAGAGCTTGCACAATGGCAAAGAATCCAAGAAGAAGCCGCCGAAGCTGTCGAAGCTCTCAAAGACAAAATCAAGGAACACATGACCGCCGCCGGGGTCGATACCTTAACAGGTGACGAACACAAAGCCACATATAAAACCGTTACCAGCTCCCGAATTGATACCACAGCATTAAAAAAAGATTTGCCGGACGTAGCGAACAAATACACCAAAACAACAGAAACAAAGCGTTTCACATTTGCATAAAGAAAGAGAGGA